TTCATTTGCTGATTATGGACGTTCAACAGATTTGTAATGTATTTGTTAAGGGTCACAGAAGTTCTTTTTTCCTCTTTGGTGCCCATTTGGATTGAATCCATAAGAAAAGCAAGGCTTCCTTCGCAATGAACCCTCTTAGCACCAGACAGGGTGTTGTCGATAGTCAGAACCCGTCCGCGAAAAATTGTATCCCCATCATAATCAACACGCATAATTGTCTTCATCTGAGCAAGCGCGTGGTAATAGGGATGATTCGGATAGATTGTGAATTCGAACGTTCCTGTTTTATTAAGTTCGCAGGAGACGGTCGGATCCGTTAAAACATTCTCTGTATTCGACTTCTTAATAGGAATGGTATAAAGCGTCTTTTCGCCTTTTTCGATCTTCCCGTCACGATAATAGTTTTTAATCGTAATCTTATATGTAATATCAGCCATGCTTTACAACCGAGCCTCCTGATTCCGTTTGTCCGTATAGTCCATATCAAAATTGAATGGATCCCACAGCCAGTCATCCGCTTTCTTGTAAACGGAATAACTGTAAACATCAAGCACGTAGTTGATGGTTACGTGACTGAAATCTCCCCCTGGTTCCAAATTACTGACTGTAAAGCGGCCCTCGTAATACCGCGTCGGAATATCCGCCAAAATGACCCGAAGTCTTTTACCATGAATAAAGTTCACAATCTGCAGACGGATCGCTTCCCAGTGTTCGTGGTAATTGTCGATAATGAATTCCCAGCTCCCGCTTCGTGGACCATAAATCGGTTTTCCAGTAAGGTATTCTGTAAAGTCAATCGGGTCGCCCCGGCCGGGAATCTCGATGAAATTCGTCGAGACCCCGGCTTCGGCAACGACCAGTTTGGAAGTCGGAACCAGATGCCATTCTGTCCAGGTGTTTTTTGTTTCGCTTCCATCAAGTGTCATAAAATTCAGCGAATGCTGACCTTCGTATACAGTAGATGAAGACATCTTAGTTCCTCCTTCCAGCGTAAAATGCTTTTCTTCCGATGTCGACATCAACATCGTCGGCAACGCCTCCTGCCAAAACGCCCGTGTCAAGCACAAGCTTCATATTGGAAATGCCGTCACCCATTTTTTGTATACTTTCAAGCATGGCGTCCATTCGGGCCATTGTATCGTCCTCACCGCTTCCATTTTGAACGTCCACTGGCGTTGTAAAGGTTCGGGAGGCACGGGAACTGATTCCGTTGGTTTTAAGTCCGATGCCATAGCTCTGTCCAAAAATATTTCTTAAAGTACCTTCCCCGGCAGTTACGTTGCTTAGATCAAGAACGGGCCTGATCGTCGGCTGTGTATCGATATCCTCCAGCAGCGTAGAGCTGAGACTCGCCAGAATTCCCTTAGTCGACTCAATGGTACTGTTGGCCATAGATTCGCCGGCATCCTCGGCCAGTCCGCTGCTATTCGTGATTCCAATTGCGAGACCTTCAGAAGCAAATCGACCAAGGCTCATGAAAACGCGGCTTGGGCTGTGCGAGTCCAAAGCCTCCTTCGCGGCTTCGTAGGCAGCGACAGCCATAGTAACCGCCGCATTGATAACTCCGGACTGCCCGAGAGCAATTCCGGTTGCCACGCCAGCCGAGATGTTCTGACCCACGGCCTCAAACTGCGTACTGACATTCGCCAGATTGATCGAAGCTAAGTTGTTCAGGCCCTGAACAAAGGTTGTAAAGATGTCTACGTTTGATTTGTCTATATTACCCGCCTGATTGATAGCATCAGAGATAGAGCCCATTAGGGAGACGATGTAATTCACGATCGAATTATCGTATTCATTTCCGTTGGCATCATTTTTCACGGAGGCCATTCCCTGCAGGAAGGTGTTCAGATAATCTACATAACTTCCTACGTTGCCATAGGCGATATTGTTGCTGACGGTTGACAGACTTCCAATCAGGTCGACCACGGTGCTGACTACCTTCAAAGCGTTTATTACTTCATCCGCGTTACTGAATTTTCCGGAAATTTCTGTAGCAAATGTTGAGAGTCCGGTGCCGAGCCCACCAATCTGTGTTCCTACGTCAGTAAGTTGTGATTGCCGTCCGCTTACAAGCGTATTAAGCGCCGCTCCAAGACCGCCGACTTTCGGAAGCCTGGTGCTTATGTCCTGCATAATCCCGATCATCTCATCAACTGTTCCGATGGCTGCTTTCGCCGCTTCCGGATCGAAAGGCTTTTCGCCTTCCTCGGTACCGGTAATCTTATCGCTGAAGTCACGCAGGCTCTGCCCAAGGGTTTCCATTTCAGCCGCGATATCCTTCAGTTTAGGCGGATCTCCTGTCCAGATACTTAAAATACCGCCGAAATTTTGCAGTTTTCCCTGTGCCTCAGTGATTTTTGTGAAGACCTCGACAGCTTTATCCACGATTGTCGTCGATGCTGTCTTTCCTTCCTCAATCTCACCGTCAGTAATGCCTTTGTATTCGCCTTCGCTTTTACCGGTCACCTTCATGGTGAAATCCTTAAGGCCCTGTCCAAGGGCTTCCAGATCAGCGCCAAGATCAGTAAGGCTCTGCTTATTTCCTTCCCACCAGCTGCGGATCCCGCCAATCGTCGGCAGGCTGTTCGCTAATTCAGAGAAAGAAGTAAGTGCCTCTGTCGCTTTAGAATAGTCAATCGGCTTCATCTCGCCGGAGGCTTCGTCCACGATGGTTGTCGACTTGGCAAAGGCGGCCAGCGCAAGACCAAGCTGCCTAATGTTTTTACCGAAGGTCTCCAGTTCATTGGGTTGAACCTCAACCGACTCTCCTGTCAGGAAGGAAGCGAGAGCGGTACTAATAGCCTGACCCATATCAATTTCAACCAGTTTTTCTTTCAGATCCTTGAAGAAATCAAGAGCGGCCAACGCCTGCTCTGTACCGTCGCCAAGCTGGCTTCCGGATTCTTCAAACATAATGAGTGCCCCGGCCAGTGCGGCCAGCTGAGCGCCGAAGAGCCCAAGTGCCTCTTCCGAGGGCATGTTTTCAGGAATCGTAAAACCGCCATTTTCAGTCAGGCTGTTGGAAATATCCCGCAGCAGACGAACAGCACCGGCGACGTCCGGCGCGCCTTCCGCGTTTACGTCCATTCCGGTTGCCTCTTCAGCTCCCTTGGCGTAAAGCATCATAGCGCCTCCGAGTCCCGTCAGCTTGGCCGAAAGACCGTCGATATCCATCGAAGCGATGGTATCCATATCTCCCGCGCAGGCGCTAAGTTCCTTAATCAGCTGCAGCGCGGAGTTTTCACTTAGATCGCCGACGTTTCCGGTATGGCCTGCGAATATCTCGATTCCCGTGCCTAAATCAAATAAAGCAGTAGTAAAAGCTTCCCGCTGAGAGGTATATCCTTCAAAACCGTCAAGGCTGGCCATCATAAGCTTAACCTTGCCTATGATCCGCTGCGCCTTGCTGAAAGCCGCTTCATCGATCTGATTCATGCGACTGCTGAAGTCTATCAGCAGACCGCTTGTCAGTGTCAGATGGGAGGAGATAGTTGTAAGCGCGGAAGCAGAAAACGAACCGACCACTATACCGCCGATATCCGTCAGAAAAGAGACCAGCATATTCACAACGCGTTTTGCCTTTTCGATCCCGCCCTCGTCCACGCTGTTCATGCGAGTACTGAAGTCGGAAATCATGCCGCTGAATAGCTTCAGATTCGCAGCAAGCGTGGTCAACGAACTCCCGATCATATTCATGACGAGAGATCCTACCAGGCCAAAGACCAGCATCAGGGCGGCCATTGCGGCGGAAAGAATCAGGATACCCTTCAGAGCGCCGGTAATCGTCATGCCTTTTGTGAGCGTTAAAGCGATCCCGATAGCCGCAACCAAAGCTGCAAGGCCGGCAGAGAACGCAACAATTTTATCCGTAGGTACGTTCTTGATCTCGTTCAGTGCAATAGAAAATGCGATCATGATCACGGCAAGGCCGGCCATCAAAAGCAAACTGTGCACCGCATCAAGAATGTCGTTATCCTTCATCATTGTCTTTTGGATTAGCCCGAATACCACAATGATTCCCATCAAATAGGAACATGCTACAGAAATCTGATCCCAGCTGAGGCCGGTCAGACTGGCCATGGCGAATCCAAACGTCAGAAGAACCGCGGCAAGCCCTGCCATCATGATAGCGATTCCGGCCCCCTGAAGGACGTTCATATCGTCCACCAGGTGAGTCATCAAAACCACGATAGCACTGACCGCGAGAAGGCCCACGCCCATTTTCGCGAGGCCTTCCCATTGCAGGTTCGCCAAAGGCAGCAGCGCCTGCATCAGAACCCAGATAGAAGCGGCAACCATGAGAATATTCCCCATTCCGGTTCCGTGCATGCTCTGAGTATTATTGATAAACATGCCAATTATCAGCATTGTTGCGGCAAGACCAGCTCCGATTTTACCAAGCTGTTCCCATTCCAGATTTGCCAGAGGCATCAGCGCCTGCATCAGAACCCAGATAGAGGCGGCCACAAGAATCAATTGACCCATTCCGGCGCCTTTAATAAATGCTATCTTCTTTGTGAACATTGACAGCATTTCGAGAACCGCAAACAGGCTTACGCCCATCTTGGCAAGCTGCCCGATGCTCAGATCCTTTAGTCCCTGCAGAGAAAGGATCAAAAGTCCAATCGATGCGGCCAGAAGAATTAAACTTCCGCCTCCCTTTATGGACATATTCCCGACCTTATTGCTGAACTCTGTCAGGATATAAAGAATGCCGACAAGCCCGATGGCCATCTTTGCCATGCCTTCAAACTCCATGTTGGCCAGAGGCTTCAGGGCAAATATCAGCAGACCGATCCCGAGCGCGAGCGCGGCAATAGATTTGGCGCCCTTAATATTCTGCAGATCCTTCCCGATATACTTGGCCATCAAACCGAGAATAGTTACAACGCCAAACAGACCGGTAAGCATTTTCATAATGCCGTCCATACTCATATTAGCAAGAGGTTTCAGCATTAATATCAGAAGGCCGACACCAAGCGTAATACTGAGTATCGCCGCGGCTACAGAAGCGATAACTGCCGTTAATCCGATAGCGTCCTTCCAGTCCTTCAGAACGAACTGCTTCATGATGAACATAAACCCGCCAAGAGCTAACATGACGCCCGCCAGAGCGGCAAAGCCTTTAAGCAGGCTGTTGGTGTTCATACTGCCAAGAATCGCCACAGAACCCGCGATCAGCGCGACACCGATAGCGATCTTCATGACTTTATCGCCGGTAGATTCCAACTGATCTCCGAATTTCAGCTTCAGGCCGTCCTGCATAACGTCCTTCGCGCCCTGAAAGAAGCCGCGCAGGTTGTTAAGAAGGCCTCCGCCCTTGCGAAGCACGCCTATCAGCTTGAACAATGCGTAACCGCCAAGGAAAGACATGATCAGGCCGTATAGATTGGTACCTTTAATAATACCTGACATATCCGCCAGAAATTTTCCGAAGGAGCCAATACCCAGCATATCCTTCGCCCATGTAAAGAGATTAAATTGATTTGCGTCTTTCTTAATATTGTCAAACAGATTGGCAAAGCCGCCGAATATCTTCCGCAGCCATTTCTTAGCTACGCCAAGAATCGTTTTGCTGCTTTCGTCGGTCCCGTCCTCGGCGCCTTCTTCCGCGAAGCCAAAGATGTAGGCAATCGTGCTCTGAAGGTTTTTGCCGATACCGGGAATCAGGGAGAAAATATCATCAAACAGCTTGGTAATCGCCGCTTCCAGCTTTCCGCCAAGGTCTTTCAGCTTGTCTCCGGTCAATTCCCCGTCAAACAGCTCGTTAATGATACCGAGTACGCTGGACACAAAATTCAGCACCGGAGCCCCGACCTTGGAAACAATCTTTCCAAGCAGCTTGAAAATATCGCAGATCGTCTGCCAGATTCCCGCGAAGGTTCCGGCTTCCTTGCCGTTATTCAGGCCGTCGATAATGCCGCCGGTCAGAATATCTACGAAGGTATTCACCGCGGCAATCAGCGGCTCAAGGGAATCCAGGAGCCCGTTAAAGAGTTTCTCGAGGCCTTCGCCTTCGACCGCAGAGTCTGCCAGATCGTATACACCAAGGCCGAGCGCGCTGAGAAGACGAAGAATAGAATCGATGCTCTTTCCAAGATGATCCTGATCAAAGAGCTTACCGAGGAATCCGGCCACATCTCTGATCACCGTATAGGCCAGGACAAAGGCCGCATAAATCGCGTTCACCACGTCCTGAATCTGCTGCCAACGGGTTTTCTGGGATCCGTCCGCGGAAGCGTTAAAGAAATCATGAATCGCGGCGATGAAATTCCGAACGTTGGTCACGGTCCGATCTATCTGAGAAGCAAACCATCCGTCTCTCGCGTCCTCATCATCCCACATAGTAAGCACGTCGTTCGGCGCTAAAAGCTTCATCATATTCCAGAAGCCTTCTTTGATGAGCCCACCGATATCCATCAGCGCGTCAAGAAAACCGTAAGCGCCTTCGTAGGCGATCACTTCCCCTTCGTCCGTAACTTCACCGACAATCAAGCTCCAAAGGTTATTACGGCCTCCGCCGTTTCCCCAGATTTCGAGCAGACGATTCCTGTATTTCAACAGCTCGTCCAATGCGGAGCCGACCTTATTACAGATGTTGCTGAACAGTTCCATACTTTCAGACAATTCGCCGAAGATATGGTTGTAGCTGTTCATCCAGCCGGTGCTCAGCTGGTCCTTCCAGGCATTTAATACGTCAGTAAAGGTCATACATTTTTGAGCAGATTCATAAGCCGCTTTTCCAAGATCGTCGAGTTTTGTCGCCTTGTCAGCCACGTCCCTTGTGAACCATTTGTTTTTTAATGTCTCCTCAAAATTTTCAAGGGTTACGACGGTTTCCTTACCAAAGCCTTTCGCTGTCTTATAGACCGTTTTTCCAGCCTTATCAGTTTCTTTCTTTAATGTTCCTGCCGCAACGGCGGCATCCATAGCTGCCTGTTTGAATTCATTCGTCGCGAGGCCCGCCTCTGTCAAGCCCTCGGACCAGTCTTTTTTCAGAACAATATCATCGTCTCCGAGGGCATCCTTAATTGCACGCTTCTGTTCTTCAGTTGTCTCAATCAAGGGTTCGGCATTCAAATTAAATGCAACGGTGATTAACGACTTGTCCAGCAGGCCCTTCTCAAGGAACTTCTCAAAATTGTCCGCCGTAATTTCAATCTGTTTGCCGTTCTTGGCCATCGTCTTGTAGACGGTCTCGCCTTCGTCGTTAACCTTTTTCAGAAGCTTCTTCTGCTCAACGGCGGCATCGATGATCGCCTGGCGGTTCTCCTGGGAGTCCATATTCAGGCTCTTCCATTCCTTGGCGTCGATCTTGTTGTCCTTACCAAGCAGCTCATAGATCTGATCACGTTGTTCTTTAGTGGTCTTTACACCTTCGGCGATTTCTCCACTGTAGGTGATATCGTCATAGTAATAGGCCATGAAAGACTTCTGCATGACCTCCGTGTCCGCCCACTTCTTGCTCAGCGTTTCGGCCAGGTTCTGATAGGTGACCTCCACCTGTTTGCCAAACTGCTTGGCAGTCATCACCTTTCCGTTCTGCTTGATCAGATTACCGGTCGCCAAACCAGCCTGAATCAGCTGTTCCTTATACTCCTTGGTCGCCATTCCGGCGTTCTCAATGGACTTCCAGTCGATCTTAGTCATGGCGCCGACGCCCATGGCCTGGCTCAGGTTATACATGGCCCGGCTGGCTTCCTGAATACCACCACCGGAACGGGCCGCCCAGTTGGCAATGCCTTCCATCTGTTTTTCCGCTTTCTCAAGTGGAACGCCAACGGAAGTGAACTTGCCGATGTTGCTGGCCATGTCCGTGAAACTGTAGCTGGTCCAGTCCGTATATGTGTTAAGACGCTGCATGACCTTGTAAACGTCCTCTTCGGACCGGCCGGTCGCAGCCATAATTGTCTGGACGTTCTTGTTCAACTGTCCAAACTTTTCAAAGCCAACATTCACCTGATCAATGGTCATGCTGTTGAAGAACGCTTTAGCCTTGGCGGCAGCACTCTCCAGCCCATGGCGGACCTGGCTGAGCACGTATTCGCTGACGGTTCCCAGCCCTGTGAATTTATCCGCCAGCTTCTGAATGTTACTGGCCATCTGGTCGAAGGTCAGCTTCCGGGTCGCGTCCTCGAAATCCTCCAGACTTTTTTCACATTGCTCAAAATCAAGGGCTTCCTTGAACTTTTCAAGCGATTTCTCACTTGTGGCGATGTTCTTTTCAAAGTCCTTGTTGTCGAATTGCATCTGGACAATCCGGGTATCTGTATTGCTAGCCATTACCTTGTGACCTCCTTCCAGCTTTCATCTGCAATTTTTTCAAAGATTGGACGCATGGCAGGATTCACAAAGTCAACTCCCTGAACATAGCTTCCATTTTGAAGTCCGTGACCGTAAATCAAAAGAATCGCGATGTTGACGCCTTTGTTCTCATTTGAGTTTGTCCAGTACAGGGTAACGGTTCCCTTGCCTTCCTCTATTCCGAAATCCCAGCTGTCGGCAGTCTTTCCGCTTTCGCTTGGCGTGGCGTTGCGAAGTGCCTGAACTCCAACCTGACCGTAATGTTCAAGAATGTTCAGATAATCGCGCTTCAGAACGCGGTTAAAGAACCGCTCCGCTTTATTGAAATTTCCCTTATGCTTGATCTTAATGAGCGCCAACCCGTGTCCCCCGCTTTCTTATCCGCGGGAACCGGTACGGGCCCGCCGCATCTGATTCAGTGCCCGATTCTCAGCTATGACGTCTTTCCGGCTTTTCTTCTTTCCGGGCTGATTCTTTTCATCGCAAACCCGGATCAGAGTCAGAAGCCGATTCAGATGCCATTTCTGACATTCCATAGGAATCTCCAGACTGATCATCCAGTAATAAATGATCTCGCTTGTAATGATCTGACGGTTCGGCCTCTTTTGGCTGTTTTTAAAAGTCGTCGCTGTCATTGGATCGTCAATATACCGGTTAACGGCATCAATGTTTGCTTCCGACAGCCCGAGAAATACATTTGGATCAACGTTCTGGCTGATTGTCATGCAGCGAATGTAGTCGATGGTCTCCTCACGGCTTTTTGCTGCGCCGCTCAGAAACGGCTTTTTCCATTTGCTTTCCCATTTAGAAATGGAGACCAGGCTGTGCTCAAGCTGCAGCTCTCGTCCGTTCACCGTGATAAACCGTTCTGTCCGTTCGTCATACAGCTCCCCGGAAGGAACCATAATCTTAAGCATAAGCCCGGTCTCCTTTCCAGAACTTTATTTCGAGGGCATGGGTGTAACGTTCGTGGTCGCCGGCGTCAGCGTGCCTTCCGTCTTGGCGGATTCTGCCTCGGCTTTCTCGGCAACGTCCTTCGGAACGATGCCCATCAGGAATTCATGAAGCTCGTTCTCATTTGAAACCAGGTTCATGAACAGTACGTCCCAGGCTTCGCTGATCTTGAAAAAGCTGGAAAGCCTGCGGCCATACCGATCTTCCTTGACAAAACGTCCGTCCTCGGACTTCTCGCCGTAGCTTTCAAGAATGAGAATGTCCAGCAGATCGATAAGCCGGTCCTCATCCTTCTCCTTCATGATCTGATCGATCATGTTCTGAAGCCCTCCAGGAATTTTCCGATCCAGGACACGGAACTCCATCTTGCTCAGATTGAAATAGAAGTCCTTGGTTACTTCTTTGCCTTCAAAGTCCGGAAAAGTAACTGTCTTTTTAACCATTTTTATTTACTCCTTTCAAATTTACGCAAAAAGAAAAAGAAGAGGCCCCGCGTCACAGCAGGGCCCCATAGGTTCCATTTTGATTAGTCTCAGGTGGTGGCCAGCAGGGTAGCGACAGTCTCCGGATCCGGCAGATAGGGATCAGTACTGTCAGTACCGTACAGAGCATTTTCCAGCGCGGCCAGACCGGTAGAGGTCGCCGTCCTGCTATCCACAGTGATTACGCTGGTTGGCTTGGCGCCGCCGACGTTCACGTTCACGGGCGTGGAGTCGAACTCCCAACTGAAGGTGATCGCGTCGGGGCTGTCGTTAATGGTCTCATACGCACGCTCAGAGGGAGAGCAGGTGCAGTTGTATACCAGATGCAGCTTGTAGCCGGCGGCAACGGTACCGAGGGCAGCTTCGTCGTTACCCTGTTCGGTTCGATAGCAGAAGCCGAATACTTCACGGGCCTGCTGGCCGATCACAGCTCCGGGCGCCAGAGTGGCTTCGCCGTTGCAGCGCTCGAATTCGGGCGGATAGGTATAGGCTTCGATGGTGCCGCCAAAGGTTTCAGCCGCACGCATGGAAGCGTACTTGATGTTGTCAGCCCACAGGTCGGTCTTATCCGCGCCTTCAGGACTCTCGGTTACAGCGGTCAGGCCGTTCCAGGCGACCCCGATCCACTTGGCGGGCGTTTCATTATTTTTCAGATACAGAACACCCTTGCTTACACCATTTTCATATTTCTTCTCACCAGTTCCATCCCAGTGAAGCGCTTTGGTAGTAGGCATAATATTACCCTCCTAAATTATTCGTAAATTCGGAAAACATAATGATGCAGACCGTCGGATTCGTAGCTGCGCGTAAACCGGCACAGCGGAAGGCGGACAATCGCTTCCCGAAGCGGGCTTGTCGGATCACGGTCGATGACCGTAAGATCATAGGAATGCTCAATCTTGTAGGGAGAATTGTTCGCACGGTCTACGGGGATATCGGTCAGCTTGTATAAAAGGCACGGATAGCTGAGCTTCGTGTCGGAGCCAGGTTGAAAAAAGACTCGGCCTTTTGAGCTGAGTCCTGTCGCGCCTTCAAATGTCTCCTGAAGCAGATGATGCAGATCAAGCCGTCGGGCCATTGTACACGCCTCCGATCGTAAGCAGCAGACGGGGCCGCTGAACCTCAACGTTAGTGACTGTCCAGCGGTTCCCCATCCACTTTACATATTTGATGTCGCCGAAATGCGCGTAGTCGTATTCGTCGGCCATAATGCTGATCTGATTGTTGATCCGGAGATTGTCCAGAATATCGCTTCCGCCTTCCCATTTCCGGGTATTGCGAAGAACGTCGCCGTATCTGTATTTCTCAACGATAACGTTCTCGATGATTCCTTCCCGCTCTCCGGTTCCTTCTCTCTCCTCGGCATAACCTACTGCGTCATAAAACTTCGGCATTTCGGTTCATCCTTCCATTTTGAATTAGTTGCCGCCGCCTTCGCCCTCGGTCTCGATCGTAAACGCTTCCTCAATGACAATCGCGGAGAAAGGACGGACCAGAGCACCGGAGCACCGGGTTTCGATCAGGTACTTCTGAGCGTTGTAGTCGATGTCGAAGTCCTCGAACATGTTGACGGAGCCGCCCTTATCGGCGCCCACGTTGTAGTCCTTCATGTTGACGATAATCATCAGAGGACGGTAGCCCTTGGTCTCATCGTCCTCGTCCACGCGATAGGTGGAAGGATCAGCCATCGGAGGCACGGTCACAATGTTCTGCACGCCCAGCACGCTGGCCACAACGTCCTTGGTCGGATACAGGAAGTGGCCGAAGCTGTCTTCCAGCAGGAGCAGATCGCTCAGGGTATCCTCGGACAGATAGGCTGTCGCGTTGCCGCTGCCCTTGTAGTCCTTCCAGGCCTTGCGGACCAGCTTGATCAGGGTCTTGGCCTTCTCTTCACCCTGCACGGCGGTGTACTGCTTCCGGACAACGAACAGGTCATCGTCATCGTGGAAGACGCTGTGAATGTGATCTTCGCTGATGTGGTCATCGGAATCCTCAGCGCGACCGTCGCCCACCAGGATCGCCCGGGCGATTTCCTCGTCCAGCATCGTCCGCATTTCCTGCTTCATCCAGGCAACCACGTCGAAGTCAGTGATGTCCACGACGTCGTCACGATCCAGCTTCTGCTTCTTGTAAATGGTCTGGGGATCGGTCGTCCGCTTCAACAGCTTGAAGACCTCGGTCTTCTTCTGCCGGCCCTTGATGTAACCCCGCGCACGGGCCTGTTCCTCGGTAATATCCGCGAACAAAGTCTTGATGCGGGAGAAGGGAGTGTGGGAAACAGCGTTCATCACCTGGGTAACCCAGCCCATGTCACGCTGAATGAACTGCGGAGCACCGCCGGGAACGCTCCTGTCTTCCGGGAAAAGCCAGTCGATCTGGTCGATGCCATACTCGGCGCTGTGCTCCAGCACGGACTGCCGCAGGCTGCCGATCCTCTTGGCATCCTTGATCAGGGTATCCATCTGCGCATGGGTCAGGACGTTCTGGTCGTTCATCTCCACGGCTTCGTTGTCAAACACATTCTTTTTCATGATAAATTCCTCTCCTTCAATATCGCTGTGCGCCGCTTCATCGGCGTCTTCGTCGTCTTCTTCGTCCTCATCGGACTGCTCTTCGGCGCTCTCCAGCGCCTGGGCTACCAGGTACTCCGTAACTTTCCGCTGCTTCTCGGACATGGAATCCAGAACGTCCTGGACAGTCTCGTCACTGCCTTCCTCATCGGCGTGACTGATAGAATCCTCATCATCAAAAGCGGACTGCTCTGCTTCCTCGTCCTCTTCTTCATCGTCTCCGCCGAGCGCCTGAGCGACCAGGTATTCAACAACCTTCCGCTGCTTGTCGGTCATAGAATTGAGAACATCCTGGACGGTCTCGTCCTTATTGGCTTCTTCCTTGGCCGGCTTTTCCGTGGCAGGTTCATCTTTCTTGGGCTCTTCCTTCTTGGGAGCCCCTTCGGGCTTCTTCTCAGGCTCGGCATGCTCCACGGCTTCTTCGTCCAGCTTCATGCCGGATTCGAATTCAAAGCCCTCGTCATCTCCGTGCCAGATCGTTGCCTCGGTTTCGCTCTCCTCGCCGTGAGCCAGAATCGGGAACTCAATCTTGGCTCCTGGATTCGCACCGGCCAGTACCAGGCTCAGTTCACGGATCACGCCGTGAATGACGTCGCCGCCGCGCTGCACCAGCTTGTTCGCATAGATGCTCAGGCTGTCGAAGTCTCCGTGACGGACGCATTCCCTGGCATGGCGTCCCATGTCTGTATTGTTAAGACTGCAATAGGCGTAAACGCCTTCTTCCCTGTTTTCCAGCAGAGCATGGCCGATGACCCGGGTGGGGTCGTCGTGATTGTGCTGGTATACCAGCGGAACCGTTCGCCCGTCGTCGTCTTTGAAGGCGTCTTTCCGAATGGTTCTGCCATCAGCGCACAGAAGATCGTTCTTCGTCGCCCATCCGCTGAAGTCGAA